GAAGCATCGGGTAACGGACCATTGCCACGGTGAATTGTACTTCGCTCACCGGCTGATGGACGCTGAAAGAGCGGGCCTGCTGAGACTTCATCCGTTCGGTACGTTCCTGATTCCAAGCGCGACGGAAGGTCATATGCATGCTTTCGTGCGGTTGAAGTACCCAATGCCATTGATCCGGCGACTTGCCTGGCAGAGCTGGCTTGGAAGCGACTTCATGCGGTCGCGGGCTGATTTCATGCGGTTCGGGCGTGATATTGAGTTCCCTTCGCTACTGGAAGAAACCAGTCCGATTCTGGGGTTTTACCGCGAACCGGATCGTATGTGCGCGTGCGATGGGAAGCATTCGAGCGAAGATCAGGCCAGCAGACTGCCGAAAGACAGGTGTTCTACCTGGCTTGAGTTGCGCGGTCTTTCGGTGTGGGATCTTTTCGGTAAGTGGGATAAACCGGAGAAGTTGCCAAGACTGCCTATGTCGCAGCATGGGCGGGTTGACTTGGATAAGTGGCGCAAGATTCGGGCTGACGCGGCGAAGCGGGCGGCCGACGCGGCGAAGAAAAAAGCGAAAGACGATAAAGAACTTGGTGTGTGATGCGGTTGCCGAAGTTTCAACGGTGTGCAGACTGCGGCGGCGATGCGGCGGACACGGACCATATGACGGGTTTCTGTCCTGGCGTCCCACCAATGACGCGAGCGCAGTTGCTTGAGTTAGCGTTGAAGTGTGAGGCGGGATGGCGCAAGACGGTCACGGAAAGGAACATCCGACTGGAGTCAGCGATTGCCAAAGGGCGGAAATCGGCGTAATGGCGGCGGTTGCACTGGTATCCCCTGCGGTGGCTTGTGTCCACGGGCGACATTCGGCGTGAATGGTGGGTGAAAGTATTCCGGCAATTGAAAAAGCCTTCCGTAAACCGAACTCGAATTGCCAGCGACGGTGTAGCCGTACATGGGATCGTAGACTATGTTCGTTACCGTGCTCGTTCCGCTTGCGTTCCATCCGTAAAGGTCGAAAAGATTCGCGTCGTAAGCGTTTCCGGTGAGTTCCACAATCCACGGGATAGTGACTCCGAACACATAAGCGTTGTATGACACGATGGCTGTGTCATAGGCTGAGTCAAGCTGGATCATTCCGATCCCCGGTGCGTCCGTCTCAGTGTGCAAACGGTAGATTTTTATGTCTGTGCCGTTTAGATACAGGAGTGGTCCGGTGGCGGGAACGGAGGGTGCACTGATGGTGGCTTCCACGTCACAGTCCAGCAAAGAGACAACATAAGACTGGTAAATATTGAACCCGTTCGGACCCGAACCCACGACGGAAACTTTGTCAACGACGAATCCGTTGGTGTTTTTTATGGTTACCCCTGAACCGGCGCAATATTGAATCTGAATGTTTTCGAGGCGTCCGTTCTGCTCTCCTCCGTTCAAGGCGACGCCTGCTATGCCAGTGGCTTTGTTGTCGCACGCTATGTAAACATCGCGGATCACCTGTCCCGGCTGCAACGCACCCTGCGCGTAAATCGGCGAATAAAAAACCCCGGTGCCGCCAGACGTGCAAGGGAAAGAACCGTGAACCTGTCCCGATTTGCCATCGAAGGTGACGGCTGGCTGAATTCTTACACATGACACATAGCAGGAAGATCCCGGCATGAGTTCAAGAGTGTTTCCCGGTGCCAGGTAGTAAAGGGAAGCTTCGGCGCGGTTGAAAGCCTCGGTATCGTCCACTCCGGCCTTACATTGCGCTCCCCACATTTGCGGGTAATAAAAACCGTTTGAAGTTGCGGGAAGACTTAGCGGTGATCCTGACCCGGTAAGATTCCAGGTCACGGTTCCGGCGTTGAGCGTTTGCACGCGCACGCGATACCAGCCTTTTGTTGGACTGGGCTGAAAACTGACTGTCTGAGTGCCTGTGGCCGTGAGTGGCTGACCTTTGGATGAAGGCGTTACCGCGCTGAAGGTTCCAGGCGTCCCGGCGTTATCGGGGGCTGACTCAAACCACATCAAAAGCGCGCTGGTTCCGCCACTCGTGCTGTAGTTCAATTGCCATGCGTTGCATTGCACCACACGGTTATCAAAGTTCGCTGATGAAGTGCCAGCGGCGGAGATGGAACCGGACGCGGCACACGGCGGCGATGCGGTGGCGCTTTGAGCCTCGACGCGGGGCGGCGCACTGGTTTTGCAGGCCAGCAGGAACAATCCGAATAACGCAGTGGACAGTGTTCTCATGGCACGTATTATAGGTCTTATTTTCGACCCGCGAAAATTGGGGTATCATCTTGCAGAATGGCGAATTTCTCGAATCTGGCGACGTTTCAGCTCGGGCTGAATGGAAAGTGGATTCCAAAGGAACTGCGTTGTACAGCTCCCATTTCGTTCACTGGTGCGGACACGGCAGGACCGACAACGCCAATGGTTATCGACCTTTCCGCGAACCAGAATAACAACGCCAATTTCATCGACTCCGCGCTCACGGTTTACGTGGACAACGGCGGCCAGACAGGTAACCTCGTGATCGACTTTGCCAGCGGCCAGCGGATTTATATGCAGGCCAACACGCAGGGATATTTTCCTGTTTTGCAGCCGAATCCGATTCGATTTTCGGTATTCTCGAACGCTCCGACAACGGCCTATTGCCAGCTTATAAACGCGATTCTGCCAGCGGGGACGTGGGCGGCGGCGATGGCATGATGAATATTCCGACGTTTCGTCTGGGGGCGTTCGGCGCTGGCGGGGGATCGGGCGCAGACTTCGCGGGCCTTGCGGTTCCGCCGGAAACGATCAAGCTCGGATATTTCAACGGGCCAGCGGGCCAGACGACAGTTCTACCCATTGATTTGTCCAGCGTGACCGATCAGGGCGGTCTTTCGCAGTTGCGCTCACTTTACATCGAACCGTTGCAGGCGGCGGGCTGCTATATGGTCTTCGCCTTTTCGACAGGCCAGCGCATCGCGATCACGCGGACCGGGACAGAGTACGCGCAGTTCATTAACGTGTTGCAGATATCGCCTGTCCGCTTCGTGGTGACTATCGTGAACGGTGCGGCGACGGATGCCACACTTGGCCTTAGTCTGAATAACTTCTTTACCGATCAGAGGATTAACATTTGAAGCACTTATTGAACGGCGAGACTCAGATACAGGATTATTCTCTGGGGACTTATGGCAAGCTCCTAAGGGCCATCTGGCCGAAGATCGATCTTAGCCAGGGACCGGCGGGACTCGTGAACCAGTTGCTCTCGCAGGCTGACCCGCCGGTAACGATTGATGAACTGGTACGACAGTACGGCAGACTTCCGGCGCTCATGGCTGAATACGTGGCAAGACAGGAACGCATTGAAACCATGCTGACAGTCTTATGCGATGAACTCGACAGGGCAAGAAAGGCGGCCGCCAGTGGCGACAGAAGAGACGACAACGACAACGACGCGGACGGAATCAAGCTCATCGGACCCGCCGGCGGACCCGGACCCGATAGCGGAAGCGCGAACGGATGCGCAGGTAGCGCAGCACGAAGCGGAAGCGGCCCAGGCAAGGGCCAGCGCGGTACAGGCCGAAGCAGCGGCGGATATCGCAAGAGCTGAAGCGGACACGCGGATCGCGGCCGCGGCCGCGGCCCAGGCGAGAGCGGAGAACGGCCAGGACGAAAGTGAGGAAAGGGTATGGCGGGCAGAGCTGACGGAAAGAATGGTGCGGATGGAAAACCTGTTGACGGAAAGCCTTTCGTCGCTGCGGACAGCAGCAGTAGTGCCGATCCCGGCCCCGGCGGTGACGGTCATATCAACGGAATCCCCATCGAACCCACTGAGCCTGACCGAAACAAGGGAGGAAGAAACAAGGATGGTTCCTATAGAAAAGGCTCAAACTTCAAAGGTAGAAAAGGAAAGCGACATACCGTTAACAGTGGTGGAACCGAAGCGAAAAAGGAGCGGTCGGGACTTCCTAATTTAGAAATCACTGCGGGGGCTCTGAAGGGTGCCCACGATTTCGCATCAATGCTTGTTCGAATCACTCTCGATCCCAATTTTGACGAACTTGAGCTGGATGACGCGGAGGCGGAGAAGCTGGCCAGCGCATTGCTGGCGCTGGCGAAGTATTACCCAGGCATCGACATTCCAGGGCTCTACCTGGCATGGCTGAATCTGGCTACCACAATGGGAACGGTCTATTCTCCGAAGGTCGCGACCTTCAATATTCGCAGGAAGAACGAACGCAAAGCCAAGCCAGCTCCGGCCCCGGTTCCCATGCAGGCGAGACAGGGATGACGTGCGGATACCGGCGGACTCGGAGCGGCAATTGTTCATCGGTGCGACGGGCAGCGGTAAGACGACTCTCGGCATTCATGTGCTCTCGCATCGCTCGATAGATCACATGCCGTTCGTGATTCTCAATTCGAAAGACGACGAGCTGATAAATCAGATTCCGCACGTCGTGGAACTGGACGGCTTGAAGCTCCCGAAGGAGAAGCACATGCGGCGGGGGCTCTGGATGGCGCGGCCCACGATACAAGACTTTGATGGCGTGGAAGCACTCATGCATGAAGTCTGGCGGCGCACGCATACCGGCCTCTTCGTTGATGAGGCGTTGGCGATTTCGCAGCCGAATCATCCAGCTTACCGGACCCTGCTTACGCAGGGGCGATCGCGGCGCTGTCCGGTGGACTCGCTCACGCAAAGACCCGTAAACATTGATCGGTACGCATTCTCGGAATCGGAGCATTTCTTCGTAATGCGGCTGAATTCGATGCGGGAGCTGGACCCGATCAGGGATCAGATCGACAGGGAACTGAACATGTCGGCGCTTCCCGAATTCCACGCCTACCGCTACCATGCGCCCACGCAAACGCTCACGGTCGTACCTCCGGCCCCGCCCTTCGAAGAGATTCTGGAAACGTTCGATGAACGACTGCAACCCGAAAAAACTCCGACATATTTCCTGTAGGGATTCTATGGTAAACTCTCGGCAAATATATGGAACCCCGTTTTTTGACCTTTAATGCGGCCAATTTCGTAACCGTGAATCTGATGGTCTTGCTTATGGCTGCTATCGTGATGGCGGTCACGAAGTGGAACGCTTCACGCGGTTAGGGTGTCGCCATGCGGGCGCGCGTGGCGTGGATTGAAACGGCATGGACAGCTTCATTAATATCGGCTTGCTGCGGAATCCTTTGAACTGGCTTATGGTCGGTTTGATGGTTATTCTCGGGTGCTTCGTCGCTCATTTCTCGCTGGCTCTTATTCATGGATTACCCACTTCGCAGGCGAAGAGTCATCCATCGAATTTGAGGTAGCGATACAAGTTGCGTCAACCCGCAAATGACGCCAGGGCCCCTTAAAACTGTGAGTACACACGCGAAAGGAAACAGCGGCAAATGGGGACGACAGTTACACCAAACGCTTTTACGCCTGGCATGGCCAATATGGCGGCGAAACAGGCGATACGCCAGCGGGCGATTCGCAAGACGCTCAGACTTCCATCGGTTACGGCGATACCGGCAAATCTCAGCGGGACGCCTATATCGATTAACGTCTCAAATGTGGGATTGGTGCGGGGTTTCTGGATCAAGACGCTCGCCACGGTCGTTAACGCGGACGGCGCGAATACGGCCACTCTGGGACCGTGGGGAGCGCAGAATATCTACTCCGTGATTCAATTCGTCGATTTCTCCCAGAACTTTCGCATTCAGACCTTGAGCCAGCATATTCACGCTCTCGAATCTTACCGGCGTCGGGCACCACTCGGCGCAGCTTATCCCATCGATCAACCCCAGGCTGGCGGTATCGGCCAGAACTGGAACCCGATAGGAATGAGTGGGGGAACGACTTCAACGACAATCGGCCCCGGCGGGAGCGGTCACCTTACGAGCTACATCTATGTGCCGCTGATGTACAGCGACTCACCTTATGATCCAGACTTTCGCGGCGGTATGTTCGCGAGTCTTACCAACGTGACGGCGACCTTGAACCTTACTCCGAATCCCATCGTGAGTGTTCCGGCGGGGACGGATAACTGGAATTCCCTTTTCGGGGGCGTGGCGACGGCTAACTGTACCATCACAACCATGACGGTGAGTATCTGGCAGGATGTCTACGATCAATTGCCAGACTACAGGTTCCTTCCGAACGGAGTTACGGTAGCCATGTGGCAGGCGGCCAGCGGGGGTGACAGGACAGGTCTTATGTTGCCTAACCAAGACCTGGGATTTGAATACGAGTTGAAATACGCGCAGTATGGAAGCTCGATTGTCGCCAATCAACCCAACAACATACCGTTCGTCAATCAAAGAAAGTTTTACAGCACGATGTGGATGTACCAGCAGGGGGGCGTACGAACGCTCGGCACGGACATCACGAAGATTCGCCTGGTCGCGGCCAACACTTATGAGTGGTGGGACCGTGACCCCATGACCATTGCCGTTCTTAACCGGCAGTTGCTCCATGACGACTTACCGGCCGGTTATTACTGGTTCGACTTTCGGTCAGCCCCTATCCTTACCAACGTGAGCGGTAACCTCAATCTGGAACTCACGCCCAACGCGGCGGTGAACCCGCTGCTCATGATGTTCACGGAGGATATAGCCCCGATTTCGAGTGTCGCGGGCGGATCGGCGCTGGCCTCGGGGACCGGCATCTAAAAGATGTTTGTTCCGTCCTGGTGACGGGACAGGCTGGCAGCGTGGGCTTGTCAGGTTTATGCGGGCTGACGGCCCACGCACACCAAAGAGGGATGAAAAGGAAATATGGGACTCTTCGCCCACATCAAAAACTGGCTCTCAAAGCCACTGACGCCCACGGCTGACCCAGCCAGCCTGTTTCTGTTCGTCGGGTTGCTTATGGTCGTCATCTTCCTGTGGAATTCGGTGATCCTGATGGTCGGTCGGATAGGAAAGGCGGTACTTGAGTGAAGCTCTGGCACATCATTATCGTGGCTTTGATCGCGTTCACGGTGGGTGCTCTCTATCCCGCTCCGGTGGCTCTTGTGCGGTCAAAAATAGGGATTTGAGATGAACCATTCAACCTCAATCTTCGCGGCGCTGGTGATCGCGTTCATCATCTATATCACGGTGCGCGGCCAGCTTGGAGCGTATTTACAGGTGCTCGGGATCTGAGCTTATGGCTTTCGCTCTGATCTTCGTCGGCTTGCTCCTGGTGATATCGGCGGTACGCGGTACGACTTCGCAGCTCGCGGCGCTGGTGCAGTCTGACTTTGTGGGCCAGGGGAATTTCGTGTGGTGGGTCGCGGTCATCATGGCGATTGGCGCGATTGGTTATATAGGACCGTTGCGGACGCTGTCAAAGGCGTTTCTTGCGCTGGTGATCGTGGTGCTTGTCCTGACGAAGGGTAATCCGCAAATGCCAGCGGGCGGCCTTTTCCGGCAGCTCTACGATGAACTGAACAAGGCTACGGCGACAGCTCCGGCAGTTCCCACGGCGGCAGCTCCGGCCGCTCCCACGGCGGCCGCCCCATCGCTTCCGGTTTCAGGGCAGGGACAGACGCCAGTATCTTCTTTACCGGCGCTCCCTGATCTGGTTTCAATTTGAAGGGAGGGTGTTTATGAACGAAGTGTGGAACGGCATAATAACGCTCGGAGTGGCAATCATCGGCATTGCGTTTCTCGCTGTCCTGGTGAGCAAACAGGCGGACACGGCCAACGTGTTGAGTGCGGCGGGATCGGCATTTTCAGGGGCTTTGAAAGCGGCCGAAGGTCCGTTGTCGGGCGGGACCGGATCAACGATCGCGTGGGTTTGAAAGGGAGAAAAGATCAATGAACGAGTTTTGGAATTCGGTTGTAACGCTCGGTATGGGAATCATCGGTATCGCGTTTCTCGCTGTGCTGGTGAGCAAACAGGCCGATACTTCGAACGTCATCGGGACGGCGGGCAAAGCGTTCAGTGGTGCTCTGTCGGCGGCCGAAGCTCCGGTTACGGGTGCGGCCAGCGCTTACGCCAACCCAACGCTTCCGGTATCCTTTCCGCAATTCTCGATGTAGGACCGGGCGATGATAATACCCGGTTTCATTCGGGACTTCTTCAAGCAGCGTTCGGCGCTTGCGCCGCATGCGATGTACAAGTACGAGCCTTTCGTTTCGAATGACAACCGATCCCAGGTGTACGAAACTCTTATGGGCGCGCCACCTATGGAGCTGGCAGGCGTGACGGGCGTTATCGTGGCGCAGTCGGGTGCTCCTGGCAGTGGTTCATTCGGGATGATCGCATGGGATGCCCAGGTCCCTTTGGGTGTTCTCTACGGCAACGAGATGGAAAACGCAGGGGAGAATCTTGTCGAGGAGATCACGCCTGACGGTGCGCTCTACTGGTCGGCCGATTCTTCGCCAGCGCAGGAACTTGTCTGATGCTCGAATGGATCAAATCGCATCCGATACCGGCCGCGCTGACGGGCGTCGGGCTCTTCCTCGTGTTCTATCTGATGCTGCGCGGCGGGGGCTCAGGCAGCGCGGGGGGCGTGCAGTACGTGCCTGTTCAGACCGGCCCCTCGGACGCGGTGCAGCAGGCGCAAATCGCAGCATCGCTGCAAATGAACCAGACCAACGCGGCGGCCCAGGCGACGGCCAATCAGACCCAGGCACAGTACAACCTCGGAGTGCTTCAGACTCAGCTCGAAGCGCAGGCCGCGCTGGCGGGGATCGAGGCGACCAATCTGCAAACGAGCACAGCGGGGGATGTCTCGCTGGCGGGGATCGACGCGCAGCGATCTGTTCAGGAAGCGGGGATCGCGGCCGGTGTGCAGACCAACGCCACGGACGTGCAGGGCCAGGTGTTGCTCGGGAACATTTCGGCGCAATCGGCCGATACCATCAATCAGCAGAATCAGCAAACGCAGCAGGATCAAATCAACACGCAGGCTATGACAGCCAAAGAGAACCTCGATGCGGAAACGTCCATGTACAACCGTGGGGCGGCCCTTCAGGAGAATCTCGCGACGACGAATTACAACCTGCAAACCGGCCTTGCGACGATTGGCTCAAATCTTCAAACCAGTCTCGCTTCCACATCGGCGGATCTTCAGAAGTACGTTACGGGCACGGCGGCAAATCTCGCGGGAAGCGAGTTCGACACGAACGCGACGCTGCAATCGCACCTGTCCGACAACGCGGCGGGGATCGTGAACAATCAGACGGCCGCCACGCTGGCGACGAACCTTGCCAACACGGACCTTACCGGATACGCGGACTCGCTGAATGCGGGCCTCGATACGCTGGAAGTGAATAAACAATCGGACCTGAACGCGGAGTATTTGAACCTGCTTGGGACGGATGCGGCCGCGGCCGCGGCCTACAAGACGAATACGACCAACACGGTTTTAAATCTCATCAGTTCAGGGACTTTAAACAAGGGCGGTGAAGGTGGGGCGAATCAGGTAGCGGCCGTGTCCTCAGTTCTCACGGGCGCGGCCTTTAACCCATATCCCACGGCCACGGCC